TGGAAATCTACTAATAACCATGGCTCTCAATCTTAAAACAAACTCCTTCGTTTTAGATACTGAACAGGAACGAGCGTTAGCACGCTGGGGTTTCAATCTAAAGTCAGGTACGATTCCTCATACCCACCCAGTGTCCGCTCTCATACGTAATGGATTTGAAGACGCCGTCATCAACCAGCATAAAGACAAAAGGATCAAAGATGTCGGGGGAAATTACGCAAGACATGCGGCAAGACATCAAGGGTTCGACATCCACTCATGCTGCCCACTATTGTCACCGGACGATCTCATTCGTGAAGTTACTCGTGATATGGCTGTTGATCCTGATTGCTGTAGGAAGCGCTTTCAAGATTGCTCACGACCAGCTGACGTGTACATGTTTAATCACTCCATGTACTATGTCGAACCTGAAGACCTGGCTTGCATACCAGTGGGAGCGTGCATCTACTCGCTTCACCACCTGTATCAAGGACCTGGCACATACTGCGCTGGTGAAATGGAAGTTACACAGGACGAGCAAGGCGTTTATACAGTGGATACACGAGGGAACAACAGGCCTTATAAGCACAAACAGTGTTGGCTCACAGGTAGTTGCGTCATCCCTGGCAAGGATGGCGCAGTTATCGCATTCACTGTACTCAGGAACTATGAGTCTGCACATGTATTTAAGGGATATGTATACAAAGTCGAAGACAGCTATCGACTGTTGTCACAGCCAGTGTTTAAGCCCTACGATATATATCCATCAGAATTAGAAGATATACTGATAAATGAGGGGACATCACAGACTATAGACAACAGGACACTACATAATATGGCCTCTAGGGCAAGAACCTACGCCTTGACTACCCATAGGAAGATGCCAGCCAACATAGCTGACATCTATGCCTCAGCAGCAAACAAGGCCGCGGAAATAAACATAAAGACGCAAAGCCAGCTCAACAAAGAAAAAATCGAAACGTCAAACAGGCTGATAGCGGGGCTAGAGATAGACACGAGCCAGCCGCACATACCCATTTACCGCAGAGTCGGAGGAATACTCTGGACGCTTGCGAGTGGTGTGGTGCGGACAACAGCCTATACGTCTCTGGACTACATGAAAGCTGGTGCGTTGCTGCCCGCCAAGGCCATAATATATACGACCTCGCGTATTCGACAATGTCTTACTTATGAAAACAATGACTACGTTGTGCCAACGTGCACTTTCGTACCATTGAATTCCTGGGAAAACGAATTGACGTCTATCTTATTAAGGGCAGTGCCAGACACTGTCACCACTACCATTGACAATAAAATTATGGAAAGCGCCGACAAACTAGCCAAATTAATAGGCTACGTCGACGCACCCATGCACTTTGACGAGTGGGTGGAGCGCTATCCACCAGCTCGCCAAGAGCAGCTGAGAAAAGCACACTATAAACCACTAAATCACAATGTCGACATGTTCATAAAGATTGAACAATTAGATGACCAGAAACATCCCAGGGCCATACAAGCTAGACACGACTCTTACAAGTCTAAGTTAGGACCTTGGGTTGCGCGCCTGGAAAAACGTTGCATTGAAGCACTCCCAAATTTCGTGAAAAAGTTAAATGATGAACAGCGTGCTGAGAAAGTGGCCGAGTTGAAATGCAAAGCCGATAACATTATAGAGATAGATTTCACACGCTTCGACAGAAACTGCACAAAAGAACTGCTCTCTGCTACCGAGCACTACATCTATGACAAGGTCTTCCCAAAAGAAATTGCTTCATTGTTGCACCTGCAGCTGAGAAACAAAGTCAGGTCAGCGAGAGGTTACACCTACAGTGTGGAAGGCACAAGAATGTCAGGAGATGTGAACACAAGCATAGGAAATTGCTTGATTGTGCTGTGCCTGTCGTTAGCGGCTGGTTTGGAACTAGAGAATATATTAGTTGAAGGCGATGACATGATTGCGGCAGCGAGTGACATAACACTGCAGAAATTCAGCGATGAAGTGATAAAAGCAACTGGAATGATTCCAAAGACAGTCGTAACGCACAGGGGAGGCTCCTTTTGCTCCCGTTACGACGTCATAGACAGCGAAGGAAAACCCCGAAGAGTGAGGCACCCACTGAGAGATATTACAAGATACGGTTATACGCTACACGGAGAGGATAGGTTGGAGAGGGCGCAAAGACATTACAAAGAATGGGTGGGCGTACCCATGTTAGGACCAGTTTATACAAATATTCTTAAACAACTCCAACCTGATGTACAAATACCAGAAATCGAAATTACCGCAGAAGCTCGCGTATCCTTCGCAAGAACATTCGACATCTCAATCAAAACACAGCAACTCTTCGAAGAAGATAAGTCCCAAAGAGCACGTATCTACAATGACCTCACCCAAGAGAAAATCTACAAAACGGCCCTCACCGAAGCGGTCGAAACGCCCATCATTGGCCCCGGGGACTCTGTTAGTCAAATATCGGGAACTCCTGGCTCCAGTGAAACAGGGCACGACAAGTTACAAGTTCCGACCTGGAACATCAGGACTGGCTCACTTGGATCAACGAGCAAGAATGTACGAGATGTACAGGTTAAGGGGCCCAGTGAGAGTGGGTTACAAAACAGCCTCAGGGACGACAACAAACGGGGAAATACTCATAGGAATCGACTTCGACGCCACAGACGACAGGCTAGATTACATGGGCACGGCAGCATTGTCTCCAAAGACAATGTCACCGGTCTGGCGGGACTGCCAGGTGGTAGTTCCAAAAGATCGGGCAATGAAACAGAAATGGCTATGCACTGCGACCCGAGCAAGCCAAACAGTAGCATCGGACAATACAGCATTCGCAATCCAAGTACATAACTCAGGCCCTACCGGGTGTGGATCCTTGTGGGTGGAGTACTACTTGGAATTCATGTCTCCATGCGTCAACAGCGAAGACGTGGGCATAGCCTACATTACTACCTCAGGCAACGGTGGCGGACACGGAGGGTCAGTAGTTGGCAACCCAGGACTAGTACCTGGGGGACACTCAAAGGCCTTCGCAATACCAGACGCACTAATGCCTGCTTTCAATGAAGCTTGCAAAGCTTTCCCTGACGTTATGAAGACCGTGCTGGTTCCCGATGGGGCGCCTGGTGGCCACTCATACATAAACTTGGAAAACAAAGGCTACAAAGATGCCTATGTCAGCCTCCCTTCCACTCATTGGCCCTCGTCCCAACAAATCTCGTTCTGGTTCGCAGCACCATCCGTGGCAATCCTAGTTAGATACCTCCTGAACAAGAATCACTCATCCGTATGACATACGTATGATCCCTCACAGGCAGAGTACTTTACCAGTACACG